AAACGTAGGTGTAGGCGAAATCATTGCCCGGCAGATGCGGAAAGCCGCGGAAGTTTACGCTGTTACTGAACTTCGCCTTGCAGGTTGCGAAGCGCTTGTCGCATCCGGCCGTGATGGTAAAACCGTCCCCCTCCTGCGCCGGGATCTCCAGCGGTCCTCTAAGATCGAGCCGCGCGAGACCGGCTTCAATCCTGTGTGCGATGACACGTTCCGGCCGCCCGCTCCTCTCGCCGGAGGTCCAGGTCAATACGCCATGGCTGAACCAGCCGTTCTCGAACCCCTCCAGTCCGGAAACCAGAACCGCGTGGTCCCGGATGGCTTCGATGATCCCCTCGCCCTTGTACGCTGATGTATCCAGATCCACCCCGCACCGCGCATCGCCCAGCTCGGCGTCACAGGTGCGCCGCAGCGTCCGTCCATTGGTCTGGTCAAGCGCCCGTTCCGGGCTTTCAAGTTCTGCAACAAAGCGGCCATCCTGCCGCGTAATCTTGCCGATTACGGACCGACCAATGCGAGCGAATTGATCAGGGTCCCGCCAATTGACCAGCAGCGTCTCCACGGTCGCGCCATCATAAAAACCAGCTGCGATCTCCTCCTCTTCGATCGCCATGGAAGAGAGCACCCCCTCCACGTCCACGGCATCGACCGCCATGCCGAGCGATCGCCTGGCCTCCGTAGCGGATAGCCCGCTCTCCGGCTGGAACAGCGTATCGTCACACTCGATCGCCCGGTCATGGTCGGTGAACCCCAAGGCAGTGCCATCCCGGCGAGTCAGTCGCCAGCAATGGCAAACCGTCGTAATTTCCCCCGTCAGATGAGCTGCAAACTGCTCTGAAAGTGCTGCCATCAGAGCACCTCGATCAGCGGTATCGTCGGGATATGGCCGGCCTGAAACGAAGTAATGCTCGCCGAAAGCTGGTCCGTATCAAAACGAACCGCGACGTCGAACTCAAAGCCAGCCGTGATCACCGCACCTTCACCCGGAATAGCATCCGGCAGAAACACGATCTCTCCGCTGATGGGATCGACGGAAAAGTCCTCCGCCAGCGCCCTCTCCTCGTCGTCTACGGCGACAACGACGGTTCCTGCCACTGGATACTTGATGAGCCTCCTGTACGCATCCGCACCCGTCCCGTAGGTCTTGCTGATCTGGAACCTGCTCGTTTCGCCGTCACCTGTCCCGATCTTCTGGTCCGATGGCGAAACCGTTCCGATCGGCGTGCAGGACTTCATGTCGAACGGATCGCGGAAACGGAATGCGTGCAACGAACCCCTCCGTGCCTCGAAGAATTCCATTACCTGATAGAGATCCTCCACCGACCGAATACCCGTGCCAGCATCATACTGCCGGCGCGACTGGCTGGTCCTCGCGTTTCTCTTTTCTGCACCTGAAGTCATTTGAACGATCTCATTCCGCCTCACCGGTCCGCCGGTTGCGCCAAACGCAATCCGGACCGGGAAACGGACGTCATGAAAACTGTCCATCCCTTGGCCCCCGCCAGTTCTGTCATTTGAAGTATGAAAACGGCCTACAGATTGCGCGCACCGCGCGAAACCGCCCGCGCCAGCATTGAGGTGATCTGTGCTTCCGACCGTTTGAAGGACGAAGCATCCTGCGCGGTGACATTGAACACCACCTGCACACCGCCGCCACCGCCACCCATGGCGGCGACGCCCAGACGGCCATCAGCAGTCCTCTGCAAGGGCATGATCGCCTCAGCCCCTGCCTCTCCCATCAGGCCGATGTTCTTTCCTGCCGGAAAATACGTCGGGCTCGAAACCACGCCGCCGGAAGCGAAGGGCACGACGTCCCCCTTTGCGAACGGCGTTATGCCGCCCAGAAGACTGCTGAAGAAGCCTCCCGCCAGGTTTTTGAGCGGGCTCAGCCCCTGCTCCAGCGCCATGCCCGCAAGGTTGAGCCCGATCCTGCGCAGCACATCCTCAAGCGACTTGCCGCTGAGTGCGGCTCCCTTGAGAGCGCCAGTCAGTTGCGATCCAAACGTCTGCGATAGAGTGCTGAGATTGGACAGCGCACGCTCAAACGGCGCCGTGTCAGCCACGATCGGCACCCTTACTTCTTCTGCCATTCATTGCCCCCTTGTCCATCATCGGGGAACTGCTGCATCAATCTCTGCAACTCGTTCCGCCGCATATTGCTGCCGGAACCCACGCCCAGCGCCTCCAGCGCTGCCGAAAGCTCCAGCGGGCTCATGGCCCAGAATTACCGTGGCGACAGCCGCAACAGCACGAACGCGATGCCCATCACCTGGCTCCAGGGAAACGCTTCACGTTCGGCCGCTGCGGCCTCTAAGGGTTTGCCGTGCCGGCACTTTCCGGCTCGCCAAACGTCACAGCCAGCAGTTCAGCAACGATGCGGGCGAACCCCACCACGCCCTCGTCGCACTGCATCCCGAGCACCTGCTCGTCGGTGAGATCGTTGCCGCCGCCTCGCAGCCCCGCTCCAAGGATCGCCGCCATGTCACGGGAAGCAAGCTGCCCGCTCGCAAACCGCTGAACCAGACCGTTGATGTCCTGCGTCGCAAACGCAGACTCAAGCTCTGCCAGCGCGCCGAGTGTCAGGCATAGCCGATAGTCCTTGCCGTCCAGTCGCGCGCTGATCTCGCCACGCCTGCGATTGACCATCATGACGACACCGTGAAGGTGAGCGCACCGGCGGATTCAAGCGCCATATCGAACGTCAGTTCCCCATCGTGGTTGCCTGAATATTCAAGTGATGTGATCTGGAACGGTCCGGCAACGATGCCAAAGGATGGTATCGCAAGCTGCCAATTTGAAATCTGGCTGTTGAAGAACCGTGAGCGGATTGCCGCGTCGGATGATGCATCCTTGAAGATGCCCGATCCGCTGATCGACGCGCGCTGGACGCCAGTGCCCGCCAGCAGCTCCCTCCATCGCCCCTCCGACTCCGCGTCGGTAACGTCGACCGTCTCGCTGTTGAATGCGAGACGCTTGCTTCTGAGCCCGGCGACCGTCGCGAACGTCCCTTCGCCATCCATGTCGAGCTTGAGGATTAGATCCTTGCCCTTCTGTGCGACCATATAGGTCTCCCCCAATTCGTGTAACGGAAGAAAAATCGGATCCGTCGCGTCAGACGGGCTCCATCACGGCGCGGAAATGCATCGCTCCTTCATAAACATCGAGATCGTCATCATATCGGATCTCGGTCGACTCCAGCCTGTGGTTGACCAGATAATGGCTAGTCAGCGCCATCGAACCTTCCAGCCCATCACCCACATGCCCCATCAGCTGCAGCAATTCCTTGCGGCCTCGATGCTTGGACCAGACGTGCAGCGTATAAAAAACCTCGCTGCCAGGGATCTGATCCGTGCTCCAATCGTAAACGTCAGCTTGGCCAAAGGTGATATAGGGAAAAGGCAGCGCTGCAGGTGTCAGGTCGTGGATCTTTGCTCCGCCCAACGCAGTGACCAATGGCGCATGCTCGGTCAGGGCGGTGAACACTGCCTGCTGAAGATCAAGTGCGGCTGCGCTCATGGCGTGGCTCCTTCACCTTGAGAGACACCCTCCCTTGAGCTGCGTGCCCTTCCCCAAGTCTGCCGATGGCCTTTGCCGCAAGCGACCGGCGCTTCAGGCGCAAGGCCTTCAGCAGACCATCAGGTTTGAACGACAACGAAACCTTCACGCCCCCTCCTCCCTGACCTGGCACAGGAGATAACGCCCCCGCTCGTCCAGGTCCCTGATCGTCACGATGTAGAGATGTCGCCCGTCAGTCACGAAGCGCATCCCGCTCTTGAGCCCGTCTCTAAAGCGCACGAGCACCTTGTGGGTCACCCGTTCGTGCTCCTGCCCCGCCCCGAAATAACTATGGGCGTTTACGGGCTCGATCTGGCCGAATACCACCGCCCATTCGGTCCAGGTCTGGGTGTGGCCGCCAAAGCCATCCGGAGTCACCTCCGCGCTTTCGATGCGAAGCTCGGTTCTCAATTGTCCCGGATCTATGAACTGCAACTTCATCACAGCCTTGGCGTCCTGAAATTGCGGATGATCCGTAAGAATTCATCGGGAATGGAAACGGGTTGATCCTTGGCGCCATAGGCTCCCCGGAACTCGTACCAATGAGAAACGAGAATGCCGATCGCGCGCTTGAGACTTTCCGGCACATCCGTACCGCTCTCGCCATACCCCGCATCGAAATCGATCTCGATGCCGTTGATGCGGCGACCAGGTGATGGAACGTTCCGGAAATACAGGCGTGCGGGTACGCTCGACCGGTCGAGCAGATAGTGATCCGCAGAAAGCGCCGTGC